ACAATATGCTCTAAAGAAAAATCGTATCTTTATGAAAAAAAAGTTCGTGAAATGTTTGTAGTTACACAAATTATTTGTATTTTTACATCAGAAAAAAGAACTAATAAAAAGTGAGGCACACTTAAAACTGATGATGATTATGAAGACTTTTAAAGTAACAGTTAGCGATTACAACAAGATGGTTGAGATGTTTAACGAGCTTGAAATGATGGAGTTCGTAACATTGAATAAGGATGGCTTCGAGGTAAGTCATGATGATATTGAGATGATTCTTGATATTGCCGGCACAATCGTTGAAGAGGATAGCGATTATGATTCAGAGTTCAAGGCATTTATTGACGCAGAACTTTCAGCAAGAGGTATTGATTATAAGAGCAATTATTAACAGATACAGCAATGAGAGTTTTAGACGAAGTTTGGTACAATCTGAAAAGAGAAGGTAAGGTAGTAGGTTGGTTACTCCCTGGCGATGGTCGTTTGTACGTTGATTTCGATGAGGAGAATACAACAGAAGAAGAGATGATGGAGTACGCTGATAAGATGTGCGAGAAGTACGAGCATTTGGACTATGAGATAGTAGAGACAAGCGTGGCATTCTTCGAGCATGACCCATTAAACGACATATACAGCTTGTAGTCATGGAGATAGTAATCAGAGATAAAGGTGAAGTGGTTGAGTTCATCAAGGATGGATTCAAGATAGCAGAGACGAAGAGAATCAGAAATGATTGGTACATCACGATTCAAGGAGTGACAAGGAGCTGGGCGGACTTGAAAGCCCACGCAGTAGATACGATTAGTTTTGAATTAAGACACAGCTACCGTCTGATTGGCGAGAGCGTAAAATTTATACAGCAATGAAAAGATATTACGAAGTATCAGTAGTGGAGATGGATGAAGAGTTCAACAACTCCATCCAGCAGATTGAGATGTCAGAGGCAAAGACCAAGAAGTCCGCCATCGAGAAAGCAAAGTTTCTGTTTGAGCTTCTAAAGAAGAATGCCGTCAGAAACTGTTATGTAAGAGTTGCCGAGTATGTATTACAGGACGGAGGATACACGCACGAGGCTGGGTTACAATACGAGGCACACACACCATTTATCAAGAGAGTATGAACGAGGTTACAGCATTCATGTACTTTATGTACAACAGATTCACAGATGAGGAGTGCCGGAGGATATTCGGCACACTCTCAGAGCATATCTTTGAGAAGTACATCGGCTCGGATGGTGATGTCATGAGATTCTATTCGTGGCTTGATACAGAGTGTAGGGATAAGTTAGTTAAGGCAGCAACGGAGTATTATGGAAAAGGCAATTGAATACAGCTTGACATGCAAGAAGAAGCCATTCTCCAGCATGAAAATAAGATGTTCACACGATGCGTTCAAGTTTGCACGCAAGTTCTATCATGAGGATATATTGATATATGAATCAGCGTTTATAATACTGATGAACAGTGCATCGGATGTCATTGGTTATGCGAAAATAAGCCAGGGCGGTGTATGCGGAACACTGATAGATATACGTTTAGTCTATAAGTACGCCTTGGAGACGCTGGCCACACAGATTATCTTCGTGCATAACCATCCGTCGGGGCGTCTGATACCGTCAAGTGAAGATATTAATATCAGCCGTAAGCTTGAAGCTGGCTGCGATACGTTGAACATTAAGTTCGTTGATAGTCTAATCATATCAGATGATTGGTATCGCTCCATGAAGGATGAGGGCGATATGTAATGGTTTTGTTGAAATGGAAGGAGGCCTCGTTATCGTGAGATAGCGGGGCTTTTATGTTTTTAACACAATTTTCTTAGTGTACAACAAAATTTTAGCGAAAAATGTTTGTAGTTCAGAAATTTAACTATCTTTGCGACAAGAGCATATGAAGCTATATGCCACTTCAAAACTGTCGTAAAGACCCGAAAAGACTTCTTTCCATCTTAGTGTTCTAAGGTATAAGACAGCTTACAAGTGCATCATGGCTTGTAGGCTGTTTTTATTTTAAACTAAAAATGGATAGAAAGCAACTTGTATTTGAAATCTTGAAACCTAAGGCGAAGGACTTGGGGTTCAACAAAAACGAATTAAAGGGTATCGCTGCCAAGATTGCCGATAACCTTACTTCCGCAGAGGACGCAACGGATGAGGACGTGAAACAAGAAATCACTACAGCCGTTGATAATCTCCTACCATTCCTTCAACTCTCTCAGTCGCAAGCAAACCGCATACTTGACGAATGGAAGAAATCACACCCAACAGAAGATGGTGACGATGACCCCGAGCCACCGACACCGCCGGCCAAGAAACCCGGTAAGACTGATGATGAGACCACGAAGAAACTCATGGACGCCATTGCAGCTCTTACAAGTGAGGTTAAAGCCCTCAAAGATGGGAAGACCTCTGACAACAGAAGAGACAAACTCGCAAAAGCGGTTGAGGAAATCAAGGATTCAGAGTTTGCAAAACAGACTTTGAAGAGCTTTGCAAGAATGAGCTTCAAGGACGAAGAGGACTTTGAGGAATACCTTTCAGACATCACAGAGGGCGTAAAGGCTGAAATCAAGGCTCAGACAACTAAGGGCGTCGAGCTGACACCTCCCGGAACTTCACAGAAGCCACCCAAAGAGGTATTGTCAGACGATGAGATTAAGGGTCTGGCCGACATGCTCGGATAAGTTTCACTTTAAAACTTTTACGAAATGGTAGAATCAGTAAGAGAGGTTTTCGGATTCGGTCTTGACACCGTGGTTATCCGAAAGTTTATCGACGGCATTAAGGGCGGAAAAGCCTTGAATGTCGAGGACTTTGCCGAGGATTACATCAAGGCAGGTCATGTCGTAATCCGCAAGGAGGACGACTACAAGCCACTCCCAGTTGAGGGTGAGAAGTTCGCTGCTCTGCCCGAGGGGTATGAGTATGTTGGTTTTGTGACAGCAACAAAGAAAGCTACTGAGCCGTTTGTTGCCATTGTCACTATCGGAGAGGTCAATGACGAGGCACTGCCTTACACTCTTTCAACAGAGCAAAAGGCAGCTATCAAGGCAGCAGTTCCGACAATTGTATTTAACCACGATTAAAGGGGAGGTAGACTATGGAGAAATCATATTTTTCAGACATTATCAACAAGTTTTTTCCGAAGCTTGATAAGCTTGTAGAACTTGTCAATGACAAGAGAAAGAACCTTACCTACCTTCACAAGGAGATGCTGGGTAATCTGTACTCAGCAGATGGTAAGTGGGAGAGCGCATCAGTAAACAACATATTCGTTAAGGCCGACTATGTGGCAATGGATTCGCCCGTTGCTCCCAAGAGCCGTGACACTGTTTCGGCTTCAAACGGCAAGTTGCCGAAGCTGGCGGTTAAGCGTAAACTGCTGGAATCAGAAATCAAGATGCTTCAGATACTCCAGCAGCAGACAGAGGGCTGGAAGAGAGTACAGCAGAAGCTTGCCAACGATGCCACATTCTGCGCAGTTGCGATTGATGAGGCAAACGAGGCGGCATTCCTGGAGGGTCTTTCAAATGGTGTTATCGTTGTTCCCGATTCAAACGCAGGTGAGAACGCGGGACTTCGTCTGAACTTCGGTTACTTGCCAGAGAACTCATTCGGTGCAACGACCAAGGACGAGATTTACCTGCCCGATATTAAGAAGGTAATCGAGAAGGCTGACGTAGATGGTAACACCATCACTCAGATACTTATTGCCAAGACAGAGTTTGATGCACTGCGTCAGACACGCGAGGCAAAGGAATTGGTTGCCAACTACGAGGGTCGTGTTTACACAGACAACACCACTCTCCCGGTACCGTCAGCAAGCAAGTTCAACGAGGCATTCGCTGACGATAACAACGGCATCACATTCAAGGTGGTTGACCGCTCGGTTAAGTACGAGAGAAACGGCAAGAAGGGCTCTTACAAGCCGTGGAACGAGAAAAGACTTGTGTTCGTATGCAATGACAAGGTAGGCTCACTTGTTTATACTGAGACAGCCGAGCAGCTGAATCAGAGCAAGCAGGCAGACTACACAGTTGTTGACACCTACAAGCTTATCTCCAAGTATCGCACCGTTGACCCGTTTGAGGAAATTACCCTGGGCCAGGCTATCGTTGCTCCTATCATCGAGGATGTTGACCAGATATACGTGCTTGACATCTCAGAGGCTGAGGAGGTTGACGAGAAGGCCGAGGCTGAGGATACCGACGACACATACGTGACCGTTTGGGGTGAGAAATACGATAAGGCCAAGCTGATTACCGTAATGAAGGCACAAGGAATCTCTATTAACGCTAATGCATCAGACAAGACAGTAATCGCTAAGATTAACGGTCTGTCAGATGAGGACGAGGAAAAACTGAAAGCGGCAGCAGAGGAGGCTAAAGCGTAATGAAAACAATCAGCGAAGCACTTACGGATGAAATCCTCTACCCTCTCCCTTTGGGGTTCGTGGAGAACAAGCTTTTGGCACGTGGGCTATCGAGCGATGATGAACTGACAGCGGAGGTGTTGAAGAGTAACGGCTTCCGTGGTGCGGTAGCTGATTGCCTCTACACACTCGCAACGGATGCTCCGAACTTTTCAGAGGCCGACAAGTCGGTAAGTCTGAACTCCTCGCAGCTCCTTACGAGAGCGAATGCAATATACGAATCAATCGGGGAACAGTCGGTTGGCGTTCCCAAGGTCTTTATAGGTTCATAAATATGTCAGTGTTGCGATTCAAGCCATATCATCTCGCTGCCTACGCCATCAGCGAGGGTCATATATTAAGCAATGGCGACTACGTGAAGGGTGAAGAGAAGCTCGGTGAGTGGCTTGAATGTGATGCTGTTCCATCGGGAGAGGCTGCAGAGCGGACGTTTGAGGACGGAACAAGAAGTTCATACTCGTACACGGTCTATTTGAGGGCTGATTGCCCGACGTTCAAGGTTGGTGATAAAGTCCGACTGAGACGCGATACGGAGCAGGATTACATGGTCAAAGGCTTCCATCGTTATCAGCATCAAGCGAAACTATGGCTATAAGTTGTTCAAATAAAGACGCGGTTGAGACGTATTTCTCAAAGGTACTCGATATTGTAAGCTACGAGGTGAAGCGGAGCCTCGCTTTTCTTGGTGAGAAATGTGTAACGCGCATCAAGGACAGAGGATGGGAAATATCATGGATAGACCACACGGGAAACTTGAGAAGTTCCATCGGATATGCGATATACGAATACGGACGGGAATACATCCGCTCAACGTTCCGGCAGATACTTGAAGGCTCTGACGGAGTGAGCAAGGGGAACAGAATGCTTGACGAGCTTGCACGAAAATACTCTGACACCTATGCGCTTGTTGTCGTGGCAGGTATGGAGTATGCAGACCTCGTGGAGGCAAGGGATAGCAAGGATGTTCTTGCGAGTACTGAGTTATGGGCAAAGCAAGAGATTGATTCCGTTATGAAGAACTGTTTAAGCAGAATAGAAAGAGAGGTGAAAAAGTTATGAAAACAGACGTTGACTTGAAAGACGATGTGTACATGGTGCTTTCCGGCAGCGACCTTATGACTGAGTGTTCGGGAGTGCTCTCCAAGACGAAACGCCCGAAAGATTCAGTACTTGAGGATGTTGTAATATCTGTTCTTGCGAACAACATAGGACAGAGCCAGGAGGCGTACATCAACGTCAATATCTACGTTCCGCAGGTTATTCGCGATAATCAGTGGGAGGATGATACGATACGTCTGAGGGTACTTTTGAATCTATCCAAGGAAATGCTTAAATCCATTCATAAGGACGGTTTTTGGCTATCGCTCAAAGAGCAGAGGACATACGAGGTGGAAGCCACGCATGAAACTCTGATAAATAACAAAATGTTGTATAAAATAATAAACGAGTAATATGGCAAATACAGTTACTATCGGATGGGGAAAACCCACTATCGTAGTTCGTAAGTCGGGAGAGACTTCTTGGCAGAAGTTCGCTACTCCCGTTGAGGATTCCACTCAGCTTGAGGCAACACAAGGCGATAAGCTTGAGGCTCCAATCGAGGGTGGTACAAACGAGGCCGTTAAGTATAAGAAGAACACCTATGCGCTGACATTCGACGTGCGCCAGGTGCCCGAGCGTACAGACCCTATCGAAGAGGTTGATGGCGTGGTAGACGGTGAGTTTGAAATCGGTATCATACCCGAGAACGAGGACGCTATCGGTGCATACATCAAGCGTGCGGCATGTAATGTCCTTCCTAAGTTCGACACTCAGAACGGTACGGTCAATACGTATAACTTTGACGTGCTCCAGCCGGACGAGGGCAAGCAGGTTGAGCGCGGTAAGGCTTCTCAGATTATCCCCGACTATGCAACGATAAATAGCGGAACAACTGAGAAGAAGGACGAGACGGCAGGCTCAACGGATGATAACGCTTCCAAGACAGAGGAACAAGGTGAAGAGTAATGTGCTTGTAATTCATAGTTATTAGATTTAGTTGGAGGGGGAGGCTTGAAAAGAGCTTCCCCTTTTTGTTGGATATGAATATAAATGATAAGATAGCAGATTTGCTCACCGAGAGGCCGAGCTTCTTTAAGGTCGGGTCGGAGGTTATGTGTTTCTACCCCTCAACACTTGGAAAGAAGTTCCTTATATCGGACATTATGAAGCAACTTGAGATAGATGCCGAGCTTATAAGGAAAAACCCCTATTTTGAAGCTCTGAGAATCGTTTCTAAGAAGAGAGATATGCTTTGTAGGCTACTCTCCTATCACACCTTCGATAAGCGTGAAGAGCTTTACGACATTGGTCTTATTGAGAAACGCGCGGAGAAGTTCAGCGCACTCAGCAATGAGGAGCTGGCAACACTGTTCATATCGGTCAATATAGACCACGGGATAGGTGAGTTCATCAAGCATTTCGGGCTTGACAAGGAGAAGGAGAAGATGAGACGTATCTCTGAGATAAAGAAGATGGACAGCAGTTCGCTTTCATTCGGTGCGAAAAGTGTATTTGGTGCCCTGGTGGTTCCCGCTTGCGAGAAACTACACATGACGCCACGTGAGGTGATATGGGGCATCTCGTATAATCTTCTTCAGATGTTGATGGCGGATGCCGAGGTGTCTGTGTTCCTTACCGACGATGAGAGGAAGAAAGCGCACATCAGTAAGGGGTCATTCATCAAGGCGGACGACCCGAATGCGATGGCACGGCTTGACGCGCTTGGTTTGTAATGGTTTTTCTTAAAATGGCCAATACTGATTATCAAGCGGTTAGCTCGAAAATTACGAGGGTGATAAAAATGGGAATGTAAAGATAGAAGAAAAGCGGAGGTTAGTCCGCTTTCTACTTATATCTTGTCATATTTCCGAAGTTATGGAAGTGGAGCGTGTTAAGACTTGCATCTGTAAAGTAAAACTCTCCTGACATGTAACTCGTTTCACCCTTTGTATCTGTGAATGTGATGTGGCGTGCTCCGTCTACTACGTAGGTTCCTTTTTCTTTGTCTGTGATTTTATACGTTGCATCTACCATGATGTACCAATAATATGTACCGTCTGAATATAGGTTTGCGTGCCAACTGTATTTATCGCCAAAGCGATAATATTCACCTATGACATTTGATTGGGTTACATCAACGGTTTCATCTGTATCAGATGATGAACATGCACAAAGAAAGATTGCGATGAAAAGAAGGTAATGTTTTAGTTTCATAATACTTGATTGAAAATTATTTGACGAATATAGCGAGAAAAGAGAAGTGGCATAAAAAATATAAACACTATTTAGACTCTTTCCCCAACTACAAAAAAGAAGCTCAAATAATTTGTGGTGACTAATAATTTATAATTAACAAAATGTATGGCAGGTATTAATTTTGACGTTACAGCCAACAATGCTGATTTTATCGAAAGGATGAATCAGATAAAGAGCAGTGTTGATTCGACGGTCCAAGCAGTTGAAAGCGGAGGCCAGCGAATGGATTCGGTGTTTGCCAACATCGGTAAACTCGCCTCGCTGTCATTTGCCGGAGTATCGGTGAAGGAGTTTATAAACAAGATGATTGATGTACGTTCTTACTTCCAGGACATCGAGAGCTCAATGAAAATTTTCTTGGGTAGTGAGGAAAAGGCGAATCAGTTTACAAAGCAGTTACAAGACTATGCTTACTACAATATGTTTGAGTTTTCAGACCTTGCGGATGCAAGTAAGCAGTTGATAGCTTACGGCAACGATGCAACGGATGTGATTGATATTATCGATAAACTGTCAAACATCGCCACGGCCACAAAGGCTCCGCTCTCTGAGATGATTTCGCTTTATAACAATGCCAAGTCAATTGGCTCAGTCGGAGCGCAGCAGATGCAATCGTGGGGTACAAGAGGCCTTGCGCTGAAGAAGATTCTAAAGGAGATGGGCGAAGAGGCATCATCATCTACCATCAGTTTTGACCAACTTAATAAAATCTTAGACCATGTAACGAGCGAGGGCGGAATGTTCCATGGCATCATGGATTCGCAGATGAACAACATTTCAGCTTCAATCGGTCAGCTTGAAGACAACATCTCGCTTATGTTCAATGAGATAGGACAGAATATGCAAGAGCCTATCAGATGGACTATCGACCAACTCGGGTATTTGGTAGATAACTATAAGCAGGTCGCTAAGGTTATTGCCGAAGTAACGGCGGCATATGGGCTTTATAAAGCAGTGTTGATAACGACGACAACAGTGCAGAATGTCGCTAACAATTACGCGGCAAATGAGCAGATAAAGGGGTATCAGAGCCTTATTGATGGTCTGAAAGACCTAACCGATAAGGAAAAGGAGGTAATTGCTCAGAGAGAGCAGGATGCCGCACAGAGAGCAATGCTTGTAAGCAAATACGGTGAAGAGAATGGCAACGAACTTGCCAATTTGATGGAACAGCTCAGCGCTCAGAAAAAAGTGTTGGAGGCAAAGAACGAAGGCTTTCAGAAGGAGCTCGATATAATCAGCGCACAAGAAGAAGAGCTAAACCAGAAGGAAGATATTGCCAAGAAAGCCGTTGACGCAGCGCAAGAAGAGGTGGACGCAATTCAAGACCGTATAAATGCCACCCAAGAGTATATTAACGCAGCGCAAGAAGAAGGGAATACTTCATATGAGGCATATCAGACGGAGGAATTGCAGAATCTTGCTATCCAACAACAGACGGCAGAAGAAAAGCTGAGTACGGCTCAGAAAGAGCTGAATACCGTATCAGAGGAGCAGAATACACTCGCAAAGGAAAGAGCTACTGTGGTAGAGGGTCAGAATACGGTTCAGACGAAACTCAATACAATCGCAACGCAGCAGAATACAATAGCAGCCAAGACAAGTAGTAGTGTGATAAACTTGTTGAAGGGTGCCCTGGCTCAGTTAAAGACGGTATGCGCACAGCTTTGGGCTACGCTGGCGGCTAATCCTCTTGCCGTAGTCGCTGCTGCGATAGCGGCAACGGCTGTTGGTGTATACCATTTGGCGACAATGGAGACAGAAGCTGAGAAAGCCACAAAGAAACTCAAAGCAGCACACGCTGATGCGGAGGCGCAGTATGCCACTGAAAAAGGCAAGATTGACAAACTATTCAATAGCTTACAGAAGGCAAAGGAGGGCTCTACTGAATACAAGAAGGCGAAAGAAGAGATATTCGATAAGTACAAAGACTATCTTAAAGACTTGGGCGATGAGAATACAGCTCTCAACGACCAGGCAAAAGCTTATGAGGCTATCTGCAAAGGTGCACGCAAAGCGGCAATGGAGAAAGCTAAAAGTACATATATTTCGGATAATGAAAGCACATATACGGATAAGTTCAAGAACTTAAATGAGAAAGTTAGAAAACTTGTTGAAAGCAGATTCGGTAAAGAATACACCGACAACAATTGGGACTCTATAATGCGTGTACTCTCCGGTGAGGCAAAAGGCGACAATGGTTTTCTGTCGAAGTTCAATCTTTACGCTACCAATAATGGAATTGGAACATCCGAAGTAATAGGAAATCTATTCCAGGATAAGATTAGAGAATATAAGGAAGCTACCGATTCTTACAATGATTTTCTCGATAAGGCAGATAAAATGTTTGCTGTTCCCGATAAATATAAAGTTGAGGATACAAGGGCAAGTCAAGACCAAGAGAAGGGCATTAAGGAGCGCACGGCAGAACTGAAAAAGGCATACGAGAAGGAACAGAAAGAGTACGACGAGATGCTAAAGAAGAACGACACCAAGGATGCTTTGGAAAACAAGAAGAAGCTTGTTGATTCGGCCAAGACTGCCTATGATGATGCCCTAAAACTTCAAGGTCTCGATGCAAAAACTACAAGTACTCTTACTAAGACGAAAGAGAAACAGTCTGAGAAACTGCTGAAAATACAAGATGATATGCTCAAGCTCCAGCGTTCCAACGAGCAGACGAATATCAATCTGATAGATGACGCAAGAGAGAAGCAGATGAAGCAAGTTGAGCAGGATTACCAAACTCAACTTGATAATCTAAAGAGTACGGCTACTGAGTTCGCAAAAACAAATACCGAGGCAGGGCAGAAGGCTACAGAAAGTATGATTGTCAATGGCGAAAAGTGGGAGGGTCTTACTAAAGAACAAGTGGCATTACTTAAGGAAGGAGTAAGTGGCGTTGAAGAAGTCAGAGCCAAAGCCTATGCTGATATGGCCGATATGGAGGCCGAAGCCATGAACAGCTATCTCGAGCAGTGGGGCACGTATCAAGAGCAGAAGCTTGCCATAGCAAGGGAGTACGCCAAGAAGATAAGCGAAGCAACAACAGAGGGCGAGAAGCTTTCTTTGCAAAGGGAGCGAGACAGCAAGATTTCAAGCCTCAACGCTCAGAACGTCATGGGTGGCGTAGACCTCTCGATGGTATTCTCCAATGTAGGTAATGTAGTCAAAGACCTGGCGGAGAAGATGAAGCAGAAGATTGACGAGTACATGTCAACGGATGAGTTCAAGAAGCTGACGCCCGAAAATCAGAAGGTGTACATTGATGCACGGAACAAGCTCCAGGAGAGCACGGGCAGCTCGAAGGGCTTATCATCCGCCTGGAATGACGTCAAGAAGGACGTGGCGGCATACCGCACGGCCATTGACGAACTGAACAAAGCAACTGAGGCGCACACTACAGCGGTGAACAATGTGGAGAAGGCCGAGGAAAAGCTCAAGAAGCTTCAAGACGAGCTGAAAGCAGCGCAAGAGAAGCTGAAAAACGCAACGGGCGATGTGGCCGATGAGATTCAGAAGAAGGTCAACGAGCTTCAAGGGAAGGTCACTACGCAGAAGCAAGTTGTGGCTGGTGCAAAAGCCGTTGCGACATCAACGGGGCAGACACAGACAGATGCCGAGGGGAACGTTCAGCAGGCGCAGGATGATTTGACAACGAGCACTAACAATGTCAGCAAGAGTATGCAAAACCTTAACACCATTATCGGAAACGCTTCAAGCGGAACGATGAAGGGGTTTGCAGATGCCGTCGGTACATTAATCCACAATCTCACTACTGATGGCGATGCAATAGGTAGCATATTCGGTGAGCTTGGAAGCAAGATTACCGGAATAATCGGTGCGATATTGGATATACTTGATATGCTTGGAGATGACCCGGCGGGATTCATTTATGGGCTTATCAGTGGCGTTGGAAATACGGTCGGAACGATTATTAAGGATTTGCCAAACATTTTCGTTTCGATATGGATGGGATTAAGAGATTTAGTCGTAAGCATATTTAGAGGCGTGGGCGACCTTTGGGCAGGCGTATTCGGTGTCAAAACCTCCAACTCCGATTGGGTTGCCGAAGAGACCGAGAAATTGACCAACTCAAACACCGTACTGAAGAACGCTATCGACGACCTTAAGGAGACGATAGAGGAAACGAGCGGTGCGCAAGCGGTGACAGCAACGATGGATGCCTTGGAGAAGCAGGAAGAGTACATCAAGAACACACAGCAGATTCTTGCCACTCAGATGCGAGAATGGGGCGACCGTGACCACTCCAATGATTATTATCTTAACAAAGACCTTAACAACGGGTACAGACAGTTGTTTAATGACGCTTTGAAGGAGTATGCGGAGAAGACAAATACGAATGCTGTTACAATCCAGTCAGCGCAAAACCTTTACGACTTATCGCCCGAAACGCTTGATTGGCTAAGAAAATACAAGCCCGACCTATGGAACAGACTGCTGACGGATGGCAAGAAGGACAAGTCCGAGTATTGGGAAAACCTTGCCGACCTGGCCGATTCGCTTTCAGACATTCAAGATGCGCTGAACGAGACACTGACGCAGACCACATTCTCCGACCTCAAGAGCAGCTTTGTAGATGCCCTGTCAGATATGGAAGCATCCGCCGAGGACTTCTCGGAGAGCTTCGAGGAGATGATGTACAAGGCCATGTTAAACTCTCGCATAAGCGATGTGTTGGATGATGATATACAAGCGTTCTATGATAAGTGGACCGCTTACGCTAAGGATGCCACCGAAACGGAGAGCGGACTGATGACCGACCAACAACTCTCTGAGCTTGCCGATATGTGGACGGCCATCACGGAGGAAGGCCTTTCCATCCGTGACCAGATAGCATCCTTTACGGGGTACGATTCCGCGGCTTCAAGTCAGTCGGCATCATCAAAGGGATTCACTGAGATGTCAGAGGACACAGCCACCGAGCTGAGCGGACGGTTCACGGCTTTGCAAGTATCCAATGAGGTCATTGCGCAGGGCATGTCTCAATCAGTGGAGGGTATAAACTCGCTTATCGAAGTTCAGAAGGGCGGAAACGAAATACTTAACAACATACTTCTT